CATCTCACTTTTTGGAATGTCAGAATTATAATTCATAGACGCCCTTTTGATAGATAGGTTCAATCTCTTTTTCATAATATCGAATTGGAAATCAGATATTTTTACATCTGAAAAGAATCTGAATATATGACTCCCTCCATTTCCAGGAGGTTTTTTTCTGATTTTTCGTAAATATCCAGCCTCTTCAAAGATTTTGAAATACTTATCGATTGTCTTTCGGTTAACACCTTTTCGTTTAGCTATTTCATCTGGATAGACTTGCCAGTTAGGGTGGTTAGCTAGAACAACCATCATAATACCAACAGCTGTAAAGTCCAGTTTTGGGTCATTGATAAAGTTATTACTAACAGCAGTATAATTTTCAGTCGCGTTCTTGAAAGATAAATTGACAATCTAAATTTTTAAAGTCTGTCATACGCTCTCCTTTCTTTTTTGTTTAATTTGTTAAACATTTTCTTTAAAAAAAATCTTTCACTTGCTTATTAAAAACTACTGCTAATTTTTGAAGTGTTCGAATTTTCACTGTTGACGACTGACCTGATTCAATTAAGTGTATTGTTGTTCGAGAAACATTTGACTTCTCTGCAAGTTCCTCTTGAGACATTTTCTCTTTTTCACGCCATTTTCTTAAACGTTCTCCTTGCACGCACTCACCCCCTTGTCTTTTTATTTTGCTCTTGGAGCAACAACCTGCCAAGGATTCGAACCTTGGTGATACCAATCAGGCTACATTTAATTTATCAAGCATTCCTGCAAATGCTGCATCAAAACGAATGTCATCGATTTCCTCTTGAGTGAAACCAGAATCGAGAAGGTAACGCTCTTGGCGTTCAATCTCCTCTGCTAACTCTGTCCATCCAAAAGCGAATTGACGGCAGTTAGTACAGAATGTTTCAAGTTGGCTGTAGAGGAAGTTTTCCTCGTAGGTACCTTGGATTAAAGTTTCCTTAGCTACTGCTTTGAAGATGTTGATTGCTTTCTCGTTTAATGTGTTCATGGTGTTTCCCTCCGGTTTGTTTTTGTTATTTCCTTAAGCTTGATTATAGTTTAACACGTTAAACACAAAATGTCAAGTGTGTTAAACAAAAAAATTTACTTTTTTTATTTAAAGATGTATAATGGATTAAACAATATATAGAAAGGGGTTTTAAATGAAGTTAGGAGAATTGCTAAAATCATATAGAACAGAGCATAAATTATCAATGGATGCTTTTTGTGAATTATCTGATTTAACAAAAGGATATATTTCTATGCTTGAAAAAATGAACATCCGAAATCGAAAAAGCCCATTGTCCCATCTTATGACACAATAGAAAAAATTGCTAAAGGAATGCAAATTTCTACAGAAGATTTAATTGATATGCTTGATGATGATCAAGAAATTCAAATCAACGCTACTCCAGCTCTTCTTTCAAAATCCCCAATCCAAACCATCTACGACGAACTAGAACCACCTAGACAGGGCAAAGTCCTGAATTATGCAAAGAGGCAACTGGACGAGCAGGAAAACGAAGAAGAAACGAAGATAAACGAAGTATCGGAAGTTATTCGGCTCTACAGTTACGACTACTACGACCACCCAGCTTCCGCAGGTACAGGCCAGTATTTGAATGATGTACGAGTGGAACGGATTGAGTTACCAGTAGATGTTGATGCTGACTTTGTCATCCCCATCAAAGGTGACTCCATGGAGCCTGACTACCACGATGGTGACCTGGTATTCATTCAGACAAGTGTAGATTTGAATGACGGAGTTATCGGAGTATTCAACTACAACGGCGATGCTTATATCAAGCAGCTTGTTATTGATGAAGACCAGGCTTACCTACATAGCCTAAACCCTGAATATAAAGATATGCCAATTACACCAGACACCGACTTCCGAATTATCGGCGAAGTCGTGGATTTGTATAGGGAGAAATAACATGAGTAACGAAAGTAGACCGATGGAAGTGATTAAACACAACCTAGATTGCAAATGCCACAGACGAAGAGAGTGGATTAGAGTAAATGATAAATGGCATGCTATCGAGTTTTCGGTAGACGATCCAAACGAACCTCCTATGACAGAGGAAGAGAAAGCCAACGTGGCCTTAATTCTTCAACAACACTTATCGAAAGAATAAAACCAACTGTTTCCAAAATGGAAATAATTGCAAACAAAAAAAGCCCCACGCTCTCAAAGTTTGGCGACTCTGAGCGTGAGGCATGTGACAGGAAAAGATTTTCATGGAGATAACCTCTCATGATGTCTTTTCTTGTACCCATTTTATCATTTTTTAGGAAATTTTGAAAGAGGTACTACTATGATAACAACAAATAAAGTAGCTATATATGTCAGGGTACCGACGACAAACCAGGTTGAGGAGGGATACTCTATAGATGAGCAAAAAGACAAGCTCTCTAGCTACTGCGACATTAAAGACTGGAATGTATACAAAGTATATACTGATGGAGGTTTCTCAGGATCCAATACTGACAGACCAGCGCTAGAAAGTCTTATCAAAGACGCTAAAAAAAGAAAATTTGACACAGTTCTAGTCTATAAGCTGGACCGTCTTAGCCGTAGTCAAAAAGACACGCTTCACTTGATTGAGGATGTATTCATCAAGAATGGGATTGAATTTCTGAGCTTGCAGGAGAACTTTGACACCTCTACTCCTTTTGGTAAGGCTATGATTGGACTCTTGAGCGTCTTTGCTCAGCTAGAAAGGGAGCAAATCAAGGAACGCATGCAACTTGGGAAAATAGGACGTGCCAAGGCTGGAAAATCCATGATGTGGGCTAAAACATCCTATGGATACGACTACCACAGAGAGACAGGAACTATCACTATCAATCCAGCTCAGGCTCTGGCCATTAAGTTTATCTTTGAGAGTTACCTGAGAGGGAGATCTATTACTAAGTTGAGAGATGATCTAAATGAGAAATACCCAAAGCATGTGCCTTGGAGCTATCGGGCGGTCAGAACCATACTCGATAACCCTGTCTATTGTGGTTTCAATCAGTATAAGGGAGAAATTTATCCAGGTAATCATGAGCCGATTATTTCAAAAGAGGAATACGATAAGACTCAATCTGAGCTAAAAATAAGACAAAGAACAGCAGCAGAGAATGTCAATCCTAGACCATTCCAAGCTAAGTACATTTTATCCGGTATCGCCCAATGTGGATATTGTGGCGCTCCTTTAAAAATTATGTTAGGCGTAAAGAGGAAAGATGGGAGCAGGTTAAAAAAATATGAATGCCACCAAAGGCACCCACGAACGCTGAGAGGCGTTACTACCTACAACGACAATAAAAAGTGTGACTCAGGATTTTACTACAAAGACAAGCTAGAGGCCTCTGTGCTAAAAGAAATAAGCAAACTACAAGATGACGCTGATTACCTGGACAAAATATTTTCAGGAGACAATGCTGAGACCATAGACCGTGAGAGCTATAAGAAACAAATAGAGGAGCTATCAAAGAAACTGAGCAGACTTAACGATCTATACATAGATGACCGCATTACCCTTGAAGAATTACAGAGCAAGTCAGCCGAATTTATAAGCATGAGGGGGACTCTTGAAACTGAACTAGAAAACGATCCAGCACTCAGGAAGAACAAAAGAAAGGCTGATATGAGGAAACTGCTAAACGCTGAGAAAGTCTTTTCAATGGACTACGAAAATCAAAAGGTGCTTGTTAGAAGGCTTATAAACAAGGTTAAGGTGACAGCTGAGGACATTGTTATCAATTGGAAAATATAA